AACAAATCCAGACGGAACAACTTATCAGGTTCCTTACACAGCTTCAACTTATGCTTCTACTGGTGTTATGTACAAATCTGGAGATCCCTACACTCCTTATGCGCAATTGACTCAATCACAGGTAATTGGATGGGTTCAATCAGCATTGGGAACAGAAGGCGTTGCAAACATTGAGTCTTATTTGGATACTCAAATTGCAAATCAAATCAATCCGCCAGTAGTTACTCCTCCGCTTCCTTGGGTAACTCCACCTGCAACTTCCACAACCGCACCAGCTCAGGCATAATATTTAAAGGGAAGCCACCACCCTAATTTGGTGGCAACTTCATGGAGATTAAAAAATGGATGGTATCAAACTATCAACTGATCTAGTAAACGCAATCCTGCAATATTTGGGTAACCAAAAATTTGTAGAAGTTGCAGGTTTAGTACAAGCTATTCAACAACAAGCTCAAGCACAAGGTGCACAACCTGCAGAAGCTCCAGCTCCTGCTGAAGCTCCTGCTGAGACACCAGCTCAATAAGGAATTTAATCATGTCCGAGAAGTGGATTCAAAAAGCCATTAAGCATCCCGGTGCTCTTCGTAAGGAATTACATGTCAAAGAAGGACATGACATCCCTAAGAAGAAACTGGATTCCGCCGCTAAAAAATCAGGGAAACTTGGTCAACGTGCTCGCTTGGCGAAGACACTTCGTGGATATGATTAATCATGAGTTACGACTTCGACCCAGTGAAGTATGGCGTACTTTGGCAAAAAGTCGAAGGATATGAGACCAAGTTTAATGATATGTCCAAGAAAATGGACAAGATGGAATCTCAGCTAGAAGAATTATGTGCCTTGGCTAATAAGAGCCGAGGAGGATTTTGGATGGGGATGGCTATTGTTTCAGCCATTAGTGGATTAATCAGCTTCATAGCTGGATTTTGGCACGCAAAATGAAAGAATTTTTCATTCATCTATTGACTGGCAAAGACAATCAAACTTTTGATATAGGTCGGGTTACTTGGCTTATTGGATTTTTAGCTATTTTAGGAATAGCGGCTTATGAAGTAATGAGTGGGCCAGTATCCTTAAGAGAGTTAGCTGAATCACTAGGAATCGTATCCGGTGCTGGAGGGGCTTCCGTCATGATGAAAAAAGATGCGGAGCCTAGTTAATGTTCCCACTATCAATAGGCACCTATGTCAAAATTATCATTGGTGGTCTCATTGTATTTGGTGCTTGGTATAACGGCTATAGCATTGGGTATGGCAAGCTTACGACATATAAGTTGGAGCAAGAAGCCGCCACACGAGCCAAAGAAGCAGAACAACAAACAGCAACAGACCAAATAAGGAAAGATAAAGATGCTCAAATTAGTGCTATCAACAATCAGCTCGCTAATGCTCTTGTCGAGTTGCGGAACCGCCCCAGTAGGGCCAGTCAAAGCACCGTCAATGGACAAGTTACCTGCGGAAACACTGGAGCCAGCCTTTCTGCCGAGGATTCAGAATTTCTTGAACGGGAAGCTTCCCGTGCAGACCAAATCAGAGTAGCCCTTGAGGCGTGTTATTCCCAATACGATGCGGTGACAAAATGAACAAAGACGAACTAGCTACATGGGTGACCATGATTGCCTCTTTTACTTTATGCATAACAGTGCTGTCTATGGTGACAGTATTTATGTTTGGGTTTTTTAACCCACAAGTCGATAACAACAAGCTTTTTGAGATAGTCGGGCCAGCATTCCAAACCATTATTGGTGGATTTATTGGCTTAATTACAGGCATTAAGATAGGATCTGAGCAATGAAAGAGAACTACCAGTCTGCCCTAAACCATGTTCTTCAAAGCGAAGGATTATGGAGTGACAATCCAGCCGATCCCGGCGGTGCCACTATGAAGGGCATTACTTTGGAGACTTATCGTTCTTGGAAGGGAAATCCACACATCAGCAAGGATGACCTAAAGAACATTTCTGATCAGGATGTCTACAACCTTTACAAGCAAAACTACTGGGACAAGGTAAAGGGCGACGACCTACCTTCAGGCGTGGATTACGCAGTCTTTGATGCATCTGTGAACATGGGTGTAGGTAGGGCTTCAAAGCTTATCCAAGAGGCCGCAGGAGTGCCTGCTGATGGGGTTATTGGCAATGGAACCCTACAGGTTATCAAGAATGCCAATCCAATCGATTTGATCAACAAATTTAGTGACGAAAAAGATGCGTTTTATAAGAGTCTTCCGACCTTTGGTACATTCGGAAAAGGGTGGTTGAATCGTGTCGCACAAGTCAAAAGTACATCAGAATCTATGATTGCATAAGCGACCTTGTGAGATTGTCAACCTGATGGGAAAATAGACGGAACAATGGGGAAAAAATGACCACAGCTACACCATCATGGGTAATGACCTACGATAGTCTGACATCGACTGTTCTACAGTACTTGGAGCGGTCAGATCAGGCCACTATCAATGCTATTCCTACATTTATTACCTTGGCTGAATTTGAAATTGCTCAGGAGATCAAGACTCTTGGTCAATTGCAGGTAGCACAGGCAACCATGCTTGCTGGAAATCCAGTATTGGCTAAACCAGCTAGATGGCGTAAGACTGTGTCTTTTAATTTCACAGATGCCACTGGGACAAGAAAGCCTGTATTTCTTCGCAAATATGAGTATTTAACTAATTTTTGGCCTGACAATAATGAAATGGCTCCTCCTCAGTTCTATGCAGATACTGACTGGGAACACTGGTATTTGGCCCCTACTCCTGACCAAAACTATGATTTTGAAGTGCTCTACTACGAGCGTATTGCTCCATTGAGCTCTACTAATCAAACTAATTGGTTGACTCAAAATGCTCCAACAGCAATGTTGTTTGGCACCCTTTTACAAGCAATGCCGTTCCTAAAGAACGATCAGCGTCAGATTTTCCAACAAAAGTACACTGAGGCAATTCAATCTCTCAAAACAGAAGATGTGGATCGTCTTGGTGATCGTCAAGCAGTTGCCGTGGATAGCTAATGAAATACGCAATCTATATCATCACAAATATTTTGAATGCTAAACAATATGTTGGCATAACAAAGAATTTGAAAAAAAGATGGGGACAACATAAAACCATCAATGGTAGTGCTCCAGCTTTGCATTCTGCTATTAAAAAATATGGAATAGAAAATTTTATTTTTAGTCATATTGCAGATGCGTTTGATTCTGAATCTGCATGCGACATTGAAAAGATGTTAATCAAAGAACACAATACCATGAGCCCAAATGGGTATAACCTCACTCCGGGTGGTGAGGGTGTGCATGGAGTTCTTTTATCAAATGATCACAAAGAAAAAATAAAAGAATCAGTTCATAAATACATTTCTTCTTTATCAAAATCTGAAAAGCAAAAAAAATATACTGCTAAAAAACCAGTTTCTCGTGCTGGATCTAAGCAAAAAGATGAATCTAAAAAGAAAACAAGCATTTCTACAAAGAAAATGTGGGATGAACGTAGAGATGAAATACTCGCAAAAAGAGCAACTACTAGGGCTATAAATAAGGCCAAGAAAGAATTGGAGCAATTATGACCTCATACGTTAGTCCATATACTGGTCAACTCATCAGCCCATCACAGGTGGGCTATGAGTCTTTGTCAATTTCAACCGATACCATTCTTCAGTGGCCCGTCAACGGCAACACATCAGACGTTGTTGCAAACATCATTGAGGTGACTGCAACCGTAGGAGCAGGTTCCTACACTGGAAGCATCAGCGGAACCACTTTGACAATTACTGCGGTCGCATCAGGAACTTTGCAAGTTGGTCAATTTATCAATGGTGCAGGAATCACTTCAGGAACCTACATCACTGCATACGGTACAGGTTCAGGCGGTCTTGGCACATATACAGTCTCAAATTCACAGACAATTAGTTCGAGAACGATTTTTACAAATAATCTAAATTTGTTCATGCCTCCAGCTACTGAGGTATCTGAAGGTCAATCTACTCTGATTCGTAATATCGGAGCAAACACTTTTACCGTTGTAGATACCAGTGGAAACACGATTGTCAGCATCGCTTCAGGAGTTGCTCAGTACATTTATGTGACTGATAACACCACTATTGATGGTGCTTGGGAAAGTGTGACTTTTGGTTCTGGAACATCCGCCGCAAATGCCGCTACCCTTGCTGGATATGGATTGACTGCTCTTGGCTCTACTCTTAATGAATCAACTCCAGTATCACTATTCTCATCCAATTACACAATGACTGCTTCAGATCGTGCATCTTTGTATGCATGGACTGGTGGTACTGGCACAGTGACTTTGCCATTGGCCCAGTCAGTCGGTGCAGGATGGTATGTGACCATTAAGAATGATGGTACAGGTATCCTAAATATTGCCCCACAGGGTACAAATACAATTGACATTGACTTCACTGCATGGCAATTGCAAATTCAAGAATCTCTTGTTTTAGCTA